AACGCCGCCGTCAGCTGCCCCCGCCCGCGCACCGCGTTCTCGGTCAGCGCGCCGTCGACCAGGTCGACGATCGTGCGGATCACGTCGTCGTCGCCATCCGCGAACCGCTCCTCGCTCACCCGCTCCCGGCCGCTCGCGCCGTTGAGGACGACCTCGACCCGGGTGCCCCGCGCAGGGGGCGGGGCGACGGGATCGGGGCTCGCCCCGACCGGGCCGGTCGCGGCGCCGCGCGGCGGATCGGGGCGGAGCATGTGACTCGGCAGAACATCGACCAGGCCTTGCGGAACGCCGGGCCGGGTGATCTCGGCGAAGTGCGCAAAGAGTTGCGCAGGCAAGCGCGGCAGGTCGGGCAGAATGATCTGTCGCACATCTGGCGGTTGCGCGGCAAGCGATGGGAATGCCAATGGGTGACCGACACCTCCAGGACCAAGACCGACAGACACCATTGCAGACTCCTGCACTGGCTCGGGTCCAGCGAACGCCACGCGAAGCTGCGCCGCCGCCTTGCGCAATACATGCGGTGTGTCGGGCAGAACATCCAGAATTGTCGGAGTTGTCGGCAGCACCCCAGGGCGGGACGTTTTCGTGATCTGCGTCACGACCGCGTCCGACACGCGCGGCAGGTCGGGCAGCACGATCAGCGGCGTGGCGTCGGGCGGCATGACCGGCGGTTGCACGGCGAAGCGCGGGAACGCGGATGCCGAGCCGACCGCTCCCTCGTCGTCCGGCCCGGTGACGACGCCGCCGCGTGCAAAGGCCGCGACGCGATCCGCAACCTCCGGCGACACACGGATCGAACCCGGCAGCGCGACGGCGAGATGGCCCGAGGCGGCGCGCGCCAGTGGCAGCACCGTCTCGCCCTCAGGCGCCAGCGCCCGCACACCCGCGCCGCCCGGGCCGCCCACCAGCGGCAGGATCGCCTCCGCCCCAGCCTCGCCCATCAGCCCGACGCCGCCCCGCATCGGGAACAGCGTCGGCCGATCCACCACGCTGTCGCGGTGCGCGGCCAGCGGCACCGGCGCGTCCGGCACCCCACCGGCGACAAAGGCCTGCACCCCGCCCGCAACGACGCCGCCCTGCGCGAACGGCAAGAGGCCAAACAGCCCGTCGATCAGCGGATTGATCATCGGCATGATGAACCGCTGCGTGATCCGCTCGGCCGCGATCCGGGCGATGGTTGCGATCACGAGGTCGCCGAAGGCCGCGAAGGCCTCGCCCATCGTCTTCGTGCCCTTGAGGAAATCGGCGATGATGTCCTCAAACCCGTTTGAGAGCGCATCGCGGATGCCTGCGTTCGCCGTCCCGAGCTCGGCCACCATCCCGGCCAGCGCCGCCCGCAGCTGCTCGGCCGAAAGCTGGCCCGCCGGTCCCATCGCCTCGATCCGGGGGATCAGCTCGGCCAGCGCGGCCGCCGCGCGCCGCTTGGCAGCCTCAACCGCCTCGGCGCCTTCGGCGGCGGTCATCAGCCCCGCCCGCACCTGCTCGTGGATCCCGGCCACGGCCAGGCCGACATCCTCCATCGCCCCGCGCGCCCGCGCCTGCAGCTGGTCCAGCCCGTCGCCGGAGGCGCGCGCCCGGCCGCCGCCGCGTCGCAGGCCGCGCTCGCGCTCCAGCGTTTCCTGCTCGATCCGCGCGGCCTCGCGCTCGGCCGCAATGAACCGGGCGCGGCGCTCTGCCCACGCCTCCTGCGCGGCGCGGCGTTGACCGTCGGGGAGGGCTGCGATCGCCGGCAGCGGGTTCTCGCGCTCGAAGCGCAGCGCGGCCAGCTGCGTGGCCCGGCCGACCGGATCGCCGACCGTCCGCGCCCGCACCCGCGCCTCCGACAGCCGGTCCTGCGCCGTGCGCACCGCCCGCTCGGCCGCGGCGACGGCGGCAGCAAGTTCGGCGGTCAGCCCCTGCGCCTCCAGCCGCGCCACCGCGATGGGCGAGGCGAGGTCGACCCCGGACAGCCCCTGCGCGGCCTGCCAGGCATCGAGCAGCCGCTGGCGCAGGTCGTCGGCCACGCCTTCGGCGCGCAGCGCCGCGTCGAGCGCCTCGCGCTCGGCCGCCGCGCGCGCGACGACCGCCTCGGCGCTGTCGCGCCCGTATTGTGCCTCGACCGCGGCGATCTCGGCGCGGCGCTCGTAGGCCGCGATATCCGCCTGCACGCGGTCCGCCGTGTCGAGCGCGGCGATCTCGGCGCGCACGGTCGCCACCGCCCGCGCATAGGCCGTCGCCGCAAGGCTCGCTGCCTCCCACTGCGCCCGCTGCGCGGCGGTGGCGTCGCGGGGCAGCGGGTTGGCCGCAGCGAATTCGGCGGCCGCCAGCGCCGCCGCCCGGTCGGGCGCTGCGAAGCGGCGGGTGGCGAGCTCAAGCTGCGCCCGCGCCAGATCGTCCAGCTTGCCGCGCGTCCGGTCGGCGGCGCTGCCCAAAGCCGTCACACCTTCCGCGCCTGCCTGACCCGTCACCCGGGCCATGTCGGCGGCGCCCCGCGTCAGTTCCGCCAGCGCGGCCCCGAGTTCGCGCGCCTGGGCCGGGGCCTCCGCCAGCGTGCCGCCGAACTGCTGCTGAAGGGTCGCCAGCGCCTCGGCCGCCGATCGGGCGGTTGCCGCATCGTCGCCCGCCGCGCGCGCTTCCCGCAACCTGTCAAACGCCTCCGCAAGGTCCCGCGCGCCGTTGATCGAAATCCGCCACCGCTCGGCAAGCCGCTGCAGGCTCAGGTCGACCAGGTCAATCTCGCCGTCGCCGACCGGCGCCGCGTCGCGCCGAACGCCGGGCAACGCGGCCGCGTCCACGGCTGCGTCAAGCCGCGCACCGGCGCGCGCACGCGCCAGCTCAAACTCGGCGCGCAGCGCGGCTTGCACCGCGTCGGCCAGACGGCCGTAGGCCGCAATCTGGCGCTCCACCGGCACGCTTGCCGCCTCCGCAGCGGTTTCAAGCGCCTTCACCGCGTCGGCAAGACCCTTCAGCCGATCTTCGACGGTCTCGGCCTTCTCGCCTGCCGACGTCAGCCACTGCACCAGCGCGGCACCGGCGGCAATGCTGCCGATGGTAATGAGATTGATCGGATTCAGCATTCCAAGGAATGCCTGCCCCAGCGCCCGGACGGCACCGCCCGCGCCGAGCGGGCCGATCACCTGCGCGATCTGCGTGCCCTGCTGGACGGCCAGCGTCAGCGGGTTCTGCCCGGCCATCAGCATCTGGCCGATGTCGTTGAACTGCGCCGTCAGGTTGCCGACCGCGCCAGCCGCAAGCGTCGCGCCTTGGGCGACCTGCGCGCCGCTTTGCTGGCCCATCTGGCCGACGCTGCGCATCTGCACGCCCGCTCCGCGCAGCCGTTCCTCGACCTCGCGGATCGCGCGGATTGCCTCCGCGCTGTTCGCGCCGATCACCAGCCGCAGCGCCATCTCGGTCATGCGTCGTCCCCTTCCTCGTATCCCATCAGCCAGTCCTCCGGCCCCTGACCGCCGCCGTCATCCAGGGCATCCAGCACCGCGTCGAACGCTTCGCGGTCCGCCCAGACGGCGGCGCGGATGGCGGTCATCGACCGGGCGGTGGCCTGCGCCTCGACGCGGGCGTGGCCGGTCATCAGCACGCGCAGCTGCGCCCCGGTCAGGGCCAGCACCTCGGTCAGGGCGTGTCCGCGCCCGACGAGCCAGGCGACGATCTCTCCCCACGCCGGGCCGCTGCCCCGGCGGGGTCCGTCCGGCCCCCGGCCAGCGCCGCCACCAGCGGCCCCGCGGTGAAATCCGCCAGCCCCCGGACCAGCGCGAACGAGGCGGCGATGGCCTCGGCCGCGTCGGCCTCGGCGATCGCCGCGCGCGGCACGCCGGTGGCAAGCGCGAAGTCGTCCCACAGATCGGCGCTCGCGGCCAGCAACGCCTCAATCACGTCGTCGGCCTGCAGCGCCGCGCCGAACCGCCCCGCGAACCGCCGCGCGGCGGCATAGCGGCCCAGCGTCAGCGGGGCGAGCGGATATGCCTGCCCGCCGAGACGGACCGCGGCGGGCGGGGGCGGCACGAGGGCCTCAAGATCGTCCAGGTCGTCGTGCCCGTTCGCCTTTCCCCCCCTCACGACACGATGATCCGCATGAAGTCGTCATCCGGGTCGTCGTGCGTGACCAGGAGGCCGAAGTTGCAGTTCACCCGGCGGAACCCGTTGTCGTCGATGCCCTGCGCCTCCTGCCGCTGCAGGCGGCGCGCGAAGACGGCGATGCGGTTGCCGGGCTGCGTGCCGAGCGTCCAGCCGAACGTCGTTTCGATCGACTGGTTCATGTCCAGCCGCCACTGCTGTTCCTGCGCGGCGGTCAGCTCAAGCATCATCTCGCCCTTCGGCTGGCGGTCCGTCACCACGACCTTCTCGCCGCCGAGGATCGCGTCGTAGGTCAGTTCGTTGCCCATATCGAGGTTGAAGCCCCGCGAGGGATAGGGTGTGCCGCCGCTGATCGCACCGGCATTGTAGGTGCAGCCGAGGCGGATGTTCCCCGCAGTCGCCGAATGCGGCAAGAGCGGCGTCTTCCAAGGCTGAAACGGGTTCGACGGCCCGCCCCAGCTGGAGACGACGCCGACGGTGTCGTGCCCGCGGAACCGGAATCTGGCGTGCGGCACCTTGTAGGCATCGAAGAAGAACTGGACATTGCCGCGGCAGCCCAACGAGGTGTAGGCGTGGCCGTCCTCCCAGAAGCGGATGACGAGGCTCTCGCCCGGGTCCGACACGGGCGTGTACTCGACGCGCGTCGAGGGGATGACCGTCTCGGCGAACTGACAGCCGCGCAGCAGCGTGCCCCAAGGCGGGGCAAAGCCCGCAGCGCCCGCCGCAGCAAGCTCCACTTCGAACTCGATCTCCTGCACGCGCGGTCCGGGAATCTCGTCCGAAGCGCCGAGGTAGGGCGTGTAGAGCTCGCGCGGCTGATTCATCCGCTCGATCCTGTGCCGCGGTTTGGTGCGCGGCAGCACCTGCAGCGCGTTGGCCCAGGTGGTGCCGTTCGGCAAGCCGCCGCCGTAGGTCGTCTCGACGGCCGCCATAAGGGCGGTCTTGCGGGAGATGCGGGTCATGTCAGCGCTCCTCGGTCAGGCGGGTATGGGTGCCCGTCTCGGGGTCGTATCGCCACCGGCCGGGTCCGGGCGGCGGCGGCGTCTCGGTCGGCTGCGCCGGGGCGGGCGCGGGCGCGGGCGACACGGTTTCAGGGGGCAAGCCGGAATCGGTCGGTGCAGGTTTTGGCATTGGATTCTCCTCAGGGTCGGCGGAACGCAATTTCAGTGACGAAATCCAGGCGCCACTCGGAAACCGAATCGCGCCAGGGGGCTGCAACGGCGCCTGCAAATGCAAGGGGCGTCGTGCCAGGTTGGGGTTCTTCCGGCCAGGCCGACAACGCATTGATCACCGCTGTCTCCAGGGCTTCAACCTCGGCTGATGGACTGACTCCGCCGAACGGCGTGTCGCGCCGAGCCACGATGACGTAGACGCCGAACGTCAGCCGGATCATCTGCACATGCTGATCGAACAAGGCCGGCGCAGTCGCTTGGGCACCGATCCGTGCAACAAAAGCAGCAGGCAGCGCTACGTCGTCGGCATACCCGTAGACGTCGGTCACCGTGGCAAACGCCGGGCACTGCGCCCGGATTCGCGCCACGATGGAATCAACCGACGGAGACGCAAGAAAACTCATGGCACCCGTTGCAGATCATAACGGATCGGCGCATCCGCCGCCGGCGAGGTGGACTCGACACGGGCCAGCACACGAAACACCCGACCCGGTACGGCTGTTCCTGTCACCGTTGCCCCGACCGGGACGGCCGGGGCGGACGCAGGCATTTCCAGGGTGGCCCAGTGCACCCTCAAGGTCCGCCCATCGACAATCGAGTCCATTTCGGAGAACTGCCGCAGAACCGCGTGCACGGTGAACGCCGGGCCGTTCGGCGGAGTAACAGTCACCGGAGCGCCGAACACATCGTGCAGCACCCCGGCCATGCCGTCGAACACCGACGCAGCCATCAGACAGCGGCAGCCGGCGCTGCCCCGTTGAGCCGCACAACGCCGGTCGCGCTCGGGTTGGCCGCTGCTGCCACCGCCACCCCGACAAACACGTTGCCGGTGGTCGCAGCAGTGGTGCAGACGCCGGTGCTCGGGATCGTGTAGATCGCCTGCCCAACCGACCATGCCTGCGCGTTGGTTTTGGCGAGAGTGAAAACGCCCCTGGTGGCAATTTCCACGGACTGGCCCGAGACGGCGTCGGTCTGCGCCACGCCGGACAGCGTGCCGACGGTGACCAGCTCGCCGGAAGTGACGTTGCGAGGCGCCGTCACACTGACAGTGTCCCCAGCCTGGATGAAGTTCTTTGCCATGATGGCCTCCGATCAGAGGGTGGAAATACAAGGGCGCCAGGCGGCGCCCCGATGCGCAGGTCAGGCGTCAGGCGCCGGCATTCTTGTAGCCACCGCGGTAGTCCACCGCGCCGCAGCCGAAATCGAGCTCGACGGTGTAGGCCACACCCTGCTTGCCGAACGGCTCTTCCATCCGCAGGCGCGGCCCGGATTCGCCGGACAGGTAGCCATACATGAAGCACGGCGTGGCTGCGGGATCGGCAAACAGATACCAGGCGTTGCCGGTGATGTGGGGCGCCATGATCGGCGTCAGCTTGCCGACATAGGGGTTGACGTCCGATGCCTGCGCCGCCTGGATCGGCGCCAGCAACTGCGCAGCCTCGAACTGTTTCGCCGGCCCTGTCAGCAGAAACCGCGGCTCGGCTTTGATGAACATCTGGTCCGCTGCCTTGGCCGCCAGCGATTTCCGCGCGGCCATTGCAGCGTAGCCCTGCGCAATGCTGGCCGGAGTGATCGCCGCCGCCGTGCCAGCCTTGGTGCCATCGGTGGTGTTGAACACCTGGCGCCCGGTTTCCAGCAGCGTCGGCCCGTCTGCGTTGCTGCCGGACAAGAGCATCGCAAAGAACGTCTGGTCCTCGAACGCCGCCACCGACTGCCCGCGGCTGGCAAGCATCCGTTCGATGGCACCCAGATCGTCATTGACCAGCATCTGCCGGCTGATCGCAAAACCCTTGGCATAGGAGACCAGCGCGACGGTCTCTTTCTTGTCGGAGACCGAACCGAACTTGATCTCGCCCGTTTCCGCCACCGGCTCCAGCATCGGCCAGTTGCCGATATTGCTGATCGGGTGCGGGCGGAAATCGGTGAAATCGATCCGCTCGGCGATCGCGCGATAGGTCGGCTGATACGCCTCGTAGGCAGCCGCCAAACGCTTGTTCATCGCATTTTCCAGCACCGCCGGCAGGTCCGACGTGCTGTGCAGGCTGAACGCCATCTCGATCGCGCGCAGCTCGCCGCCCCCGCGCGTCGGGCGCACCTTCTGGTGCAGCGACACAGCGGCCATCTCGGCCAGGGTCATGCCCATGAAATCGCGGGCCGGGCCGCGCACCTCGCGGGCCTTGGCCATGCGGGCGACGATGGCGCCTTCCATCCCCTTGCGGCGGGTTTCGCGCTCGTCGCGCAGGATGCGGGCGGTCGGTCCGCCGGGTTTGAACGTGCCTGCCATCGGGTTCCCTTTCGCTTTGCGCTCGGCCAGCTCTGCCGCGATCTGGTGCAGCGATTTGCCGGAGGCGAGCAGCTCCACTCCCTGCGCCAGCGTCAGGCCGGCCAAGTCCGCCATCGCCAGCACGGCCACTGCATGCGCATTGGCGGCCTGGTCCGGCTGTTCCTCGTCGTCGGTCAGCTCCTCGTCGTCGGTCAGCTCCTCGTCGTCGGTCAGCGCAGCGTCTTCGCTGGCCGACACAGGCGCGTCCTCGTCGCTGTCCTCTGTCAGGTCGTCGTCGATCACGTTCGACATGGTGTTCCCTTTCTGGCTAGTCGGGGCGGCGGAAAGGCCCGCCATCAGGGCCGCAACGGCCCGTGTGCTGCCGGCCCGTCGGGCAAGCCCCGCCCCAGCGTCCAGCAGTTGTTGTGGCGCGTGAGCGTACGCGGCGTAATCGAACGTCGCATAGGCCTGCGCCGATTCCGTATCGATATCGGTGGCAAACCCCGCCGCCACTGCAGCAGGGCCGTCGAAATAAACCTCCCGCCGCATCACCGCGCGCGCCTCCTCCGCCGAAATGCGTGCCCGCGCGGCGTAGACCCGCGCATAGGCTGCCGACATCACCGCCAGCGATCGCGCGGCGCGCAGGTGGTCGTCCTCGGTGCCGCGGCCGTCAATCCAGGGCTGTGCCGGGTCGTGAATCATCAGCAGCGCGCCGTCCTTCATCGTGATTCGGTCGCCCGCCATCGCAATCAGGCTGGCGGCGCTGGCGGCGACGCCGTCGACCACAACGTGCACCTCGCCCGGGTAATCCGTCAGAAGCGAATGGATCGCCAGCCCGTCCGTGGCGATCCCACCGCCGGAATTGATCCGCACGGTCAGCGGGCCAGATCGCCCAGCCAGCAGCTCGCGCACGCTTCCGGGGGTGAAAAATTCCTCGCCCCAGAACGATCCGCCCACCGTGCCATAAAGCGCAATTTCGTTGAGGCCGGAGTCAGCCATCGTCAATCTCCTCTGTCGTGATCTGCAGCGGCGGCGCCGCACCGGCCTTGGCCACCGCAGCATCACTGTCGAATACTAGACCCGCCCGGCGCGCGGCCTCGGCGTCCTGCCGCTGCTCCTCCAGCAGCCGTTCGGGGTCGTAACCCAGCGACCGCACCACCTGGCTGCGGCTGACGAACCCGGCGCGCGCAGCGTCCCTCATCGCGGCAAACTCACGTTCCGGGTCCACCAGGAACCGAGCCGGTGGTGTCCACTCGACGCGCGCCTGCCGGATCAGCGCCGCAGCCTCAGGCAGCGCCTGCGCCCAGGCCTCGCGGATCGACCGTCCCAGCGGCTGCAAGAGCTGCGGAATCAGCATCTTCCACTGCCAGGCTGAAACATTGCGCTCCATTTTCTGGTGGCCCATCCGGGCCGACGAGAAATTGACGTTGCTCAGATCGCCGGTCAGCGCCTCATAGGTGATACCCAGCGCTGCGGCTACCGCCCGCAACGTGTTGCGGGTGTATTCGTCGTAGCCCTCCACCCCCGGCGGATTGGCAAACTGGATTTCCTGCTCGCCGTAGAGGTCCTGAATCAGCCCCGGCTCCAGTTCCTGCGAGGCCTCGGCCGCCACTTCCGGCCGGGGCGTGCCCTCGGGATGAATCCGAAACGCAGTGAAACAGGCAGCGATTTTCTGCCGCATTGCCTGCGCGTCCTGAAAATCGCCGTAGTCCAACAACGTCAGCGCCACCGGCGCAAACCAGCTCACACCGCGTTCCTGCTCCGGCCGGTCCAGCCGATAGACGTGGCGCACCAGATGCGCCGCAACCCGGTGCGAGGTACCGCGCCAGCCACCCAAGCCGGGGCGATAGCCTGCGGCGCCGGGATGCTCATCGAACAGCCAATAGGCCACCCGCCGGCCGCTGCTGTCGTATTCGATACCGTTGCAAATCCAACCGCCGCCGTCGAGGCCGCCGTCGCGACCCTCGTCCAGGTGGTCGATTTCCAGAACCCTCAGTTTCAACGCCGGCAGGCCGTCGCGCTGCGGCGCGCCCCACTCCTCGACCACCAGCACCTCTCCGTCCGACACCACGGAGCCCATGACCAGCGACTGCAGCCCGTAGAGGTTCAGCCGACCGGCCGCGTCGATCTGCGTGCTGTCCAGCCACTCCTCGATCAGCCGAACCCCGGCGTCACGGGCCGCCTGCGGCGTGCCCTCGGGCCACCGGAACTGCGGAATAATCCCGTCGCCAACCGTGGCGTTCACGATCACCTGCTGCGCAGACGTCGCAAACGGGGTGTTGCGGATCAGGTCGCGCCCAAAATAGGCGATCCGCGCGCGACGGGCAGCGGCCGTGTCGGCGTCAGCCGCGCTGTGGCGCACCCCGGCCACACGGCGCCCTACCGTGCCGGCGTCGTAATGCGCCAGCGCCTGCCGCGCTTGGGCACGACGCAACGCCCGCACCGGATCGATCGTGCCGATCAGCCGATCAAACAGGTTCATCAGGTACCCCTGGTGACGGCCGGATAATGTCGGCGCGGCAGCGCGATCGGTGCCAGCTCGGCCTCCATATCGGCCAAGATGCGGCGCATCTCGTCCAAAGACCTGTATTGCACCTCTTCGTTGCCCATGCGCAGGCGGGTCACACCGCGTGCGATCGCGGCCCTCAGCGCATCGCGCTGCTCGGTCGTCCAGCTCATCGTTTCAGCCATCCTCTTCGGACCTTACCGCCCAGCCAGCCGCCCGAAACGGGCGCAGGCGGTTTCGTCATCGGCGGCGCCCAGGTAACCGGCGGCGCAACGTCCGCATCCGTTTCGGGCGCCAACGCTGTGGCACCGACCGGCTGGGCCTCTTTGGGCACCACCGGCGCATCGACAAACAGATCGCCCTGCGCCTCGTCCGGGGCCGTTCCACGCTCGGCCGCGATCGCGGCCCACCTCTCCTCGGGAAGCCAGTGCCAGTCCTTGAACCGGGCTGCGGCCTCGGCCAACAGCATCGTGTCCAGCGCCTCGTTGCGCCGCCCGGCCTCGGCAATCACCCAGCGGCTCAGCATCACCCCGGCGGTGCTGCGTTTCAGCACCCGCACCTCGGCGGTGAGCTGCCGATAATATTCGTCCCCCAGCCCGGCGGCAAACCGAACGTACCCGCGCTGGGCAGGGTCGGCCACGTCCAGCCGGGCATAGAACTCGCCTTTCAACCCCGACACACCGACGATCCAGCCTTGACGGCGGCGGCGCGCGGCCCGGCGGTCGGCCTTCCGGTCGAACTCCATCCGCTTCAACGGCGGCGCGTTCTGGCTGGTGGCGCCCTTGGTGGCGATCACCCGATGCCAAGGGTGTTTCAGCGCCCATTCCCAGACGTCGTCGGTATAGGCCCCGGCGTCGATCGCCAGCGCGTCCAGCGCGACCTTCCGCCCCAACTCGGTGCGGAAGCTCGCTTTCAGCAGCCCGTCCAGCGCGGCCCGGCATTCGTCGGACCGGATGTGATGCGGGATCACGATGTATTCGACGACCCAGCGGATGAAATTCGGCCCGAAGGCCACGATCTGCACCTCGGTCCGGTCTTCCTGGCAGTCCACCCCGGCGGTCAGGATGAAACCGGCCGCCGGCAGAGTGCCACGCGGCAGCGGGCGCGGCGCCCCGGGTGGCGGGTTTTCGGCGCGGTCGCGCAAAACCTCCCAGTCCGGGCCTTTGCTCGCCATCTTGAACGGCAGGCCGAGCACGTCGTTCCAGAAGGTCTGCTCAGTCTCCTGTTCCGCCTGCGCCCGTGCCATCTGCCGCTCGGCATCAACGCTGTCGGCACGCAGCCCCGTCCATCCCATCACCCGCGCATATTCCACCGCGATCGAGGCCCAATCCCGCGTCGGACTGTAGGCCCGCCAGATGTGGAATGACGGATGGTCGCCCGCCGGGTTCTGCACCACCCACCGCCCGGCCCGGATGATGCGCTCCTTGTCCTTGTGCTCGATGGCGCAGCCGCAGGCGTCGCAGGTGAAATGCGCCGCGTACAGCCGCTCGGGGTCGATCGAGCGCCGGAAATTCTCCCAAGTCAGCGGCGCCTCGTGCCCGCAATGCGGACACGGCACATAGAACAGCCGCTGATCGCCACGCTCGAAAGCGCGCGTCACCCGGCACACCCCGTCAATCTGCGGCGTCGAGTTGCGCACAATTTTTGCGTCCTCGAAGGCACTGGCGCGGCTGATCGCCAGCTGCTCCGGGTCCCCTTTCGGGGTCATCTCGTATTTTGACACCTCGTCCAGCAGCACCAGGCGCCGCGTGGTGGTCGCCAGATCGTCCGGCGATCCGGCGCTGACAATTTTCAGGCTTCCGTCGCGGCGCAGCGTCTCCTGATTGAACAGGGTGTCGGTCTGCTCGCCCTGCCCAACGCCAAACAGCCGCCGCAGGCTGGGCGCCTGCCGCCGCATCGGCAGCCACTTGGTCAACACGAATTCGCGCGCGGTGGCCAGCGTCGGCAACACCACCAGCGAATCCACCGGCCCATATTCATGCCAGACGCCAATCGTCGGCAACAGCAACGACACCGTGCCGCCGATCTGCGCCGATTTTCGGATCGTCACCTCACGCGCCGGATGTTCCGGGCTCAGCACCTCGTGGATTTCCCGCAGGAACGGGTAATTGCGAATGTCGAACGGCCCCGGCAGCGGCGACCGGCTGTCGAATACCACATTGCGTTCGCACCACGCGGTAATGTCGGGCGGCGGCGGCGGCGTCATCGCCAGGGCAATCGCCCGCGCCACAACCGCCTCGGCAGGCCTCAGAAACCCCATGACACCACGTCAGAAATCGGCCGCACGTTCGGCCGGGCTCGGTTTGGCGCCTGCCGCGCGAGTGTCGGCGGCAACGGCGCGTTCGCCACGGTGCCGACGCCACGCCGCCGTCAGCACGGCGCGGACCACGCGCGCGTCGGCGCCGGTGGCGGCGGCCACCTCCTTGGCAGCGACGCGCAGAAACGCGTCAACCTGCGCCAATTCCTGCCCGATCTGCGCCAGCACCTGCGCCTCAACCTCAGAGGCCAGCACCAGCGTTCCCTCGCGCTGGGCGTTGTCGTAGCGCGCCGCACGGGCGCGCTCCTCGGTCAATAGCGTGCGCGCCGCATCATAGCGCGCCTTGGTGCCGTTGATCAGCCCGTCGCCATCGTCCGGATCGTCACCCGGATCAGGGTCAGAGATGGCGCCAATCGCCGCCAGAGTGGCGCGACCATTGCCCAGCGCCTGCGCCGTGTCCAGGTTCCGACCCAGCGCGACCCGCACAGCGTCAAGGTCAAAACGCCGCGCGCGCCCCTCGCCAGTATAGCAACCGCGCAACTTGCCCTCGGCCACCCACTGGCTGACCCGCCCTCGGGAAACGTCAAGGCGGATCGCCAGTTCCGATGCGCTGACCTGCGTCATGTTCCTCCGGCGCCGCGGCCAGTTTAGCCTCCTCAACCGTTGTTTTAGCCAGCCACGATTTAGACTGGTTGAGTTGTTTAGCGCCGCTAAACCCACGCGGCGCGAACAGCCCGCGCTGTTTTGCCCGTGGGAAGGACCCGCGGGGGGGGTCAGCGAGCGGTGGAGATCGCCTCGGCCAGCCGCGTCGCCAGCGCGTCGGGCAGGCGCGCGATCGCTTCAGCCTTGGCGACCTCCTCGAACCGGAACCGGCGCTCGTATTGCGCCCGATCCTCGAACGCGATCAGCGGGATCAGCCGACCGTCCCAACGCTGATAAAGACCCGGTTCAAGATGCCGGGTTCGCGGATCGCGCCGCCGCGCGACGAACACGTCCTTGCGCGCCAGCAACCGGCGCAACGCGCTCCGCGGCAGGTTGCCGTATGCGTTCAATTCGGCACGACGCGGGACCAGGAGCGCCTTGCCCTTCGGTATCCGCGTGCCGCCGGTCACCTGCAGGCGCAGGTACTCCTCTTGGATCGGCCGCGCCCCGACCACCACGGCCGCCGTTTGCTTGTCCGATCGTTTCAGCACGGCAAACGCGCGCTGGGTGAACGGCGTCGGCCTATCGAATGCGACGAGCGTCTCGTCGTTCAGTCGTTTCGCCACCGCATCGCCCGTGTCGTTCAGCGCGCGGCTCATCGCAAAGGGAAGCTGTCGGCTCGCATAGTGCCCCAGTCGCTCCGCCAGTTCGCTGACGTCGGCGTGAAGCAACAGCACGGACACCCCCGAACGCAAGGAGGCGCGCCGGTTTCCCGCGCGCGCCTCTCCGATCTTGCCACGGAAGCTGCCATATTTTGCGCATTTGCGCAAGCCCCTCAGCGATGCCTTGTGTTTCGCGCAAAGCGTGTCCTTCGCGCATCACCACGCTGCCAGCATGTCGACCAAAGCGCGGACGCGCGCGTGGCGCAGCCGGTCACGAGTGAGTCCGGTTTCCCGCTGCACGCGGCGGGGCGCCGCGCCGCAGGCCAGCGCATAGACTGCCTGACGCAGCCGCCGCGAGTCGCCCAGACCGCGCAGCGCATGCGCGTGCCAGAGATGCAGCACCTCGTCGCGCAGCAGGATCTCGATGCGCTCGGGCGGTGGCGGGCGGATGTCGCCCTCGACGACTCCGTCGGTTTCGCCGCGTAGCGCCGCCGCTACCCGCTGCCACCACGTGACCTCGTCCGGCGCGAGCCATGCACCCGGCGATGCCGACGGATAGCCCGCACGAGGCGGCGCTGGGTCGGCCAGCGCCGAAACCCGGACCGCGTGGCACAACAGCGCCCACATCACCGCACCGTCGTCATCCACGCGCCCGTTCCCGTGTGCGTAGCGGGCAGCCAGAGCAACGTCCTCGGATGTGGCCCAGCGCCAGATGCGCTCGCGCCGCGCGCGCGTGGCGATCCGCTGGTGTGTCGTCTCCGGTGCAGACCCAACCATCACCACCTCCGCGGCCCGCAGCGCCAAATGTAACACGCCGCACGCGCCTCGTCCAATCCGTCAAAAGTCCCGCCGCTCCCAGGATGCCCCGCAGAGCCCATCAGTTGGCCCGTAGCTGGCGTTGCGGATTGGCGGGTGGGTGACACCGGGCCGCCGCTAGCGCGCCTCTGCGGCCTTCTTGTGAAGCCTGCGCCCCACCCTGACGTTTGGCCGGCGGCCT